TACCTATGGGAGGAAGGTAGACGTGAGACATGGGAGGAGACAGTGTTACGCTATGTCAACTTCTGGAAAGACAAGGGGATGATTAACGATAAGGAAGGGATTGAGATAGCCAATGCTATTGAGAACCTAGAGGTTATGCCTAGTATGCGCAGCCTAATGACTGCTGGCCCTGCCCTTGACCGTGACAACATGGCTGGGTTCAACTGTTCATACATAGCAGTGGATCATATACGTGCGTTCGATGAGATACTGTACGTCCTGATGTGTGGTACAGGGGTGGGCTTCAGTGTTGAGCGTCAGTCAGTAAGCAAACTACCAGAGGTGGGAGAAAGTTTTGAAGAGACAGACACAATCATCAAGGTTGCAGACAGCAAGAAGGGGTGGGCTAAGGCGTTCAAAGAACTCATCAGCCTGTTGTATGCAGGGCAGATCCCGCAGTGGGACTTGTCCAAGATCAGAGAGAAGGGAGCACCACTCAAGACGTTCGGTGGGAGATCGAGTGGCCCAGATCCTCTTGACGCTTTGTTTAGCTTCACTGTTAGTGTGTTTAGGGCTGCTGCTGGGCGTAAACTAAACAGCCTTGAGTGCCATGACATCGTGTGTAAGACAGCTGAGGTGGTGGTAGTAGGTGGGGTACGTAGGTCAGCCCTCATCTCTCTGTCAAACCTCTCAGATGACCGTATGCGAGGAGCTAAGCAGGGTCAATGGTGGGAGACAACAGGTCATCGTGCTCTAGCCAACAACTCAGCTGTGTATACAGAGCAGCCTGACTTCGAGGTGTTCCTCAAGGAGATGTTAGCATTGCATGAGAGCAAGGCAGGTGAGCGTGGTATCTTCTCTCGTCTAGCATCTAAGACACAGGCTGCACGTAACGGTAGGCGTGACATCGACCATGACTTCGGTACTAACCCATGCTCTGAGATCATACTACGCAGTGCTCAGGTTTGTAATTTGTCTGAAGTGGTGGTTAGGAGTACCGATACGTTCGAGGATTTAAACCGCAAGGTGCGTGTAGCTGCTATCCTTGGTACGCTACAGTCTACACTCACTGACTTCGATTATGTACGTGCTGTGTGGAAACGTAACACTGAGGAGGAACGGCTACTAGGTGTGTCACTGACAGGTATCATGGATCATGCTATCCTCAGTGGTAAGGAGACCAAGGGTACAGCCTTTGACCATCCTAACCAGCCCAACCTAGCTAAGACATTGGAGAAGCTAAAGCAGACGGCTGTAGACACCAACAAGAAGTGGGCTGAGAAGCTGGGCATTGAGCAGAGTACAGCCATCACTTGTGTTAAGCCTAGTGGTACTGTGTCTCAGCTAGTGGACAGTGCATCAGGAATACATGCTAGGTTCAGTGACTACTACATCAGGCGTGTACGTAACGACCTGAAAGACCCTGTCACTGCCTTCTTAGTTGAAGCAGGTGTACCTTGGGAGCAGGACGTTATGAACCCTGAGACTGTAGTGTTTAGCTTCCCTATGAAGGCACCCGATGGGGCTGTCACAGTGGATGAGCAGACAGCATTGAGTCAGCTGGAGTTGTGGGAGATATATCAGGATAGTTGGTGTGAACACAAACCGTCAGTCACTGTCTATTACAGCGATGACGAGTTCTTATCTATCGGTCAGTGGTTGTGGGATAAGCTGGACAAGTGTAGCGGTGTGAGTCTGCTACCTAGAACAGACCATGTGTACCAGCAAGCACCCTACGAGGCTATAGACAGGGATGCCTATGAGACGCTCTGTAAGGAGATGCCAGCCACGTTAGACTGGGGTCTGCTAGATAGTATGGAGAATGGAGATAACACCGTAGGAGCGCAGACATTAGCTTGTGTGTCTGGTCAATGTGAAATATAGGAGATAGATATGAAGGAGTGTCTGGTAACTACCGGGGTGCTGTGCATAGGAGAAGAGTGCGAAACAGAGGAGGAGGCATGGCTGTCTTTCAAAGAGGTAACTGAGGTGCAGTTTAGGAAATTAAAAGGGTTCAAGATATGGCGCAAGATACCTTCACTGCATCAAGATGGAAGGTATGAAACAATGAAAACTTCCTACGTTGTTAAAGGTCGAATTATTGTCATACCGTGTGCTGTAGGTTCTATACCAGAAAAGTGGGTAGACGCAACAGCAGAGGGGCCGTATGTGCAGTATATAGATTTTGACGAATCAAAATACTTAACTATAGGAGACAGTTATGGAAGGATATGTGTTTGAAAGCTACGATGATGTTGTTACATTCCTCACCGAGAGGGGGCCAGTACGTCAGTTTCAGGTGCTATACCTAGACGATGACGAGGAACTGCCCCCTGAATGGACACTCACCATCCCTAACTCAGAGACAAGTGAGGCGTATGCAGATGAATAGCTACTCTTCTTCATCCTCAACAGCATGAAAGAGTGCTACTTGTAACTCTAACTTAATAGATTCGAGTGCCCCCACTATATAGGTGGGGTGTACCTCGGTCTCCATAGCATCCACTATCACCCTCCGAAGCTCATCCTCTAGCCCTTCTGTGGCCTCCGCTAAAGCATCACTCTTCTTTCTTTCTAAGAAACTCTTATCAACTGCCATGCTGTACTCCTAGATATTAAACCAAAGAACTACCCCTGTCACTGCACCAGCTGCCCAATATAATAACTGATGAAGCTTCCTTCCTTCACTGTACATCTCACCAGCTGCATCAACGTGATGCTTAGCAGCAACCAAGCCACCCATCTGCCTGAAGAAGATATTAAAGAATGGCCCAGCTGCTAGTAGTACGGCAGCAATAGGTAGCTTAAATAAGAAGGCAAACCATGTCACCCCCCAGTATACGTTGTCAAAGAAGTTAGATACAAACCCTATCCATATACCCTTGGCTAGTTTACCAGAGGCAACACTGCCCCCCTCTTTCTTATAGCTGTCCTTGAGGGACGGCCACCATAGGTAGGCTATCTCAATACAATAACATAGGAATGGGACGGTTAGTGCTAATGATACAACAGTACAGAAATCACCGTATCTCTCTATAAAATTCAATCTATCTCTCCCCTCGTTCTTATTAACGCTTGTATGTGGAGGCTCTCCATCATCTCTAGCTTACCTTTGAACTCACCGAGTTCCTTATTCATCTCTGCCCTTTGGTTGGCATCCTCTATACGTGCATTGGTACAAGCCTCTCTGTCCTTGTACACCACCCTCACCACCCATAATAAGGCAGCCACAACCAAGCACAGGAAGCCTAGGAGTCCTAGCTTCTCTGCCTCTGTTGCCACTGTGATTGCTGAGTCTATCATTCCGACAGCCCAACTGCATCCGCTATCTTCTTAGCTCTAGTGATAAGCTTACCCTTCTTACCTTTCTCATCTGTAAAACTAGTGACCATCTCCTTACGCACAACAGCATCATCTCCTGCTCTCATACCCTTCAAAAGACTAGGCCACTTGTTCTCCTTGACACCTCCTGTGTTGTAGGCAATGTTCACAAGGACATCCTGATACTTAGGAGGTAGCTCATCAAAGTCCTTGACATCCTTCCTCACTACATCCTTGTGTGATTCTATGTCCTTACGGTAGAGAGCTATAGCATCACTGTCTGAGATGCCATCATCGTACTTACCGCTTGCTGCCTCTGCCTTTGTCAGCTTATGTCCATACCCTATGGTGTCAGTGCCACCCTCAGGTGAGGCATGGGGCTTCCACATACCGTCCTTAAACCCCACCTTCTGTGCGTTCTCCACCTCGGCTAAGGCGCTCTCGAAGTTGTTGAAGGGAGCAGGCTGTTCTTCCACAGGTGTGAGCTTACCTACTGGCTGAGCCTCATCCACCACTGTCAAAGCTCCGACAGGTTGTGGATCTTCCACTACTGTTAGCTTACCTACTGGCTGATTACTGCTCACGGACATACTTACCACCAACAACCCTAAACTTATTACCTTCTTCATCTTGCAGTAACGTCCCCTCAGGTTCTATTAGTGGGCCTTGTCCTGCACCACCGCTCTGCTCAGGCTGTTGTGCCCTAGAAGACCTACCTAACGGGTTTACATTCCTAGGTCGAGGTGCCTCAT